AATGTCTATTTTAAGCTTAAGAGTACGGATGCTGGGGTGATACCCACAATAACAAGCCCACTGATGCGCGATGTTTATAGTGGCAAAAAATGGAACTTTGCAGTTCGAGTCAAGCCAGAAAAATACCCTCATGTAAACTATGTGAGTGGCTCTAATAAGGGCGCTAATCATATTGTTGAATTTTATGGGGTTCATATGATGCAAGACACTGTGTTGGATGAATTTCATGTATCTTCTAGTATTACAGATTACAGTGGTTCTTTGTTTGTGACAACACCAAAGAGAATGTACATCGGTGCACACAGAACGAATTTTACTGGCAGCGTACTGCAGAAAAGTGATGCAAAGATTTCTTCTCTTAGGTGTTGGACAATTCCACTAACAAATGATGAAGTAAAAGCTCATGCTAGAGATGCAACCAATGTTGGAGTTTATGATCCTTATTCAAGCGCGTATTTGATGGAGCAAAGTGGTAGTGGAAATTCATACGTGCCAAAGATTAAAACTTTGGCTTTGAATTGGGACTTTGACACAGTAACAGGATCTGATGATACTGGGTATATAAAGTATGTACCAGACGCTTCCTCCGGATCTGGGGACACGGCTAAGTTCGGCTCCTTGAGCCCCATCTTGGAAAAGCAACATACAGGTATGGGAAGATTCTTCGGTACCTCTGATTTGACTTCATCGATATCCAGAGAATACGTGCACATTGCTAGAGAACAGTTGCCAGAGAATTTGAATAGTAGCAATTTGGTACAAGTTTTAACGCAAGATGATGAAATTTATACAAAAGACATTAGACCTGTAAATTACACATTTGCTCTAGAAAAGAGCATGTATCAAACGATGTCAGAGGAAATGATCAAATATTTTGTTGGTAGCACCCTTCACTCTTCCTCGTTAGACAACGTAATCGGAAAGCCGATAAATCGATATCGACAATCCTATAAAGAATTGGAAAAATTGAGAAACCTTTTCTTTGCAGACGTGGATAATACACCCGATCTAGATAAATACATAGATTATTTTAAGTGGCTGGACGAAACAGTTTCCCATTTGGTCGCACACCTAATCCCAGGGTCTGCCGATTTTAGAAATGTAACAAATATGGTTGAAAGCCATATTCTTGAGAGAAACAAATATTGGACCAAGTTCCCGACTTTGGAGATGAAGCATGACGATCCTTCAGGATCGATGAGAGGTGTTAACGAACTTCTTTATAACTGGAGACATGGCCATGCACCAGAGAATATTTCTTCTGATTACAAATTATCTACCATTCAAAAAGACAAAGCGCTTTGGTGGAAGAATCAAGCCCTTAGAACAGATGATGGCCTGACTCTAAACGATACAGATAAAGATAAGTCCAGAGCTTTAATTCACTCTGCGACCGTCCAAATATTTGATAGAGAGTTTAGTTCTCCTTATCGCTTCACTGGCGAGCTAGTAGAGACAAATCCTGTTGATATCAATAAGAAAAAATCGATTGTCTATCGTGGACAAAATGCTGGTGGTACCTTCGGTGCCACGGCATATCCAGATAAGTGGCTTAGGATCGTAAGCGATTATATCGAGAGCGATCAGGACATAAACGACGATAAAGCAATACGAGACATAAAAAAGAAAAAATTGGGTTTTCATGCTAGGTTTGTTCATTCTGATGACACCAATGATAACCCGCAAGATGTTTTCAAACACATTGCTCCGTTTAATATTTATAGTTCATCTGCTGGTGACCCATCTTTAAGCGCAGTCAAAAGTGGAATTCAGTTGACCAATTTGCACGAAGACGTCTATGGCAACACTGAAGACATGCCAATGCAGGGCCCATTTGCTAAAACACACGTAGGTGGGTCACAACACAGACATATTGGATTGAACACAGGGTCTACGGCTGATCTTCCATCAAATCGACCCGAAGGGTGGAAGCTAAAGGTTGTAGGAGATGAAATCCGTGTATATGATCCGGTCGGTTGGGGAAATGCAACTGGAAAAGACAACGCAGAAAACCCAAGAGCACAATATTATCGCGATGAAATAGCAAAACGCCCGTTTAATATAAAGAACATAAAACACAAAACCGGCGCAGACCTCACCGCATCTTCTGGAGATCCCGCGTTGGGTAATTATACAAAAGATTATCAGATCGTTCAGACCTCTGGTCGCGATGTAAACAATCCTTATCTTGTAGCTAGCGGCTCATCGCTAAACAAAGTTGATACCGGATTTGTTTCAGGTGTGCTTGATTTCGCATTGCCGGATAGAGGCAAGCATGATCATATAATTGTTGAGAGATTCTCTGCACCCGGCGGCCCTGAAATCATGGGTAGAGGCTTTTTGGATACTGAATCTGAAACATATTCAGTCTACAATGCTTTACCATGGAGAAATCTGACTGTCCGACGACCACTGCATAATTTCTTGACAAAAAGTTGTGGCCAATTCGGAATGGATAATCCGATTTATAACAACAAGAACATTCTTGTTGCTGGCGAAGAACAAACTATAAGAGCTTCGTATCACAAGATTAATAAAAATCCTGGAAAGAGAATGCGCCTTGCTGGTGCGCTAGCAACCGCCACTCTAACAGTCAGCGGTAACCCTTCAAATGGCAATAGTTTTAGTCTTTCTGACCTAAAAGGCAACACAAAAACGCTTACTTTTAGAACTGGCCACGCACACACAAGTGACGGAAATATTGGAATTTCTGGTGCAACTGGCAACAACACAACGATTGCTTCTCGAATTGTCACAGCGATCAATAACTTTAGTGCACTTAGAATTACTGCCAAATCTTCTGCAGCGGTTGTCACGCTGACCATGGATGACGTTGGCACCTATTCTGAAACTATTAGCATGAGCAGTGTGGACAACATTGCCAATGCAACATGGTCCAATTCTTCCCTATCTGATTCAGGCGGCGGAGATTCAAATTATATAACTGCATCGATTAATGATAACTGGTATGTGCAACACCCAATTCCTCAAAGTGAAGTGCAATATTCTTGGATTAATGCTTCAGCAGAAACATATCCATTGGGATACTCTCAACCAAACCACAGCAATTCTAGTGGCGCTTCAACCGATATTACATTCGTACAACAGGGCGAGGTCGGTCTCGCCATGGGGAATAGTGCTGGTAACGCTGGTCGCCTAACTTATGGTGTAGCCACCGCAATTGCTGCCGGAACAACAGGGTTTAGCAGCGGCCCCACTTCACCAACCGTTTTCCAAAACTTTGTTGGTATGAACACTATTACTTATTTGCCAATTACAGCTAGCGACAATCATTACGGTTACGATCTTGGCAAGGATCAGCTAAGGTACTTGAATGCTAATGGCGAAGGCACTCTTCCATCTGCTATGGGTGTCCAGTTTGGCGCTGGCCAATCGCTTGTAGGTATTGTTAGAAATATTGCTGGTGGAGCAGAACTTTGGAGAGAAGCATTACCTTCAATTTTGAACAATGTCCTTCTCAATAGAAATGGCCCATATGGTTATCCGTCATGGAAACAAATTAGAACCGGAGAGCACCCCGTAGCTCGACACATGCGAAGAAATAACCGTATTTCAATTCGAGTGCCTAAAAATATTACGGATTCAAATTCAATAATTGAAGCCCAGTTGAATTCTTACAAGCTAGAGTCCTATACGGAACCAGCAGTTGTAAGTCACCACAGACCTTTAAAACACCTAGTCGTGCTTAAGGGTGGTAATCCAGTTATTTTGCAACACTCTTATGCAAACAATTTGGTTACTTTCTCAAATAGTGGTTTGCTTGCCAAGGTTGAAGACGCTACGATTCCCGGAGCGCAAAAGTCCAATAAGGCATTGGCGCAACAAACGCAAATATATGATAATCTAAAGAAGCTTTATATTACTGGAGAGGTACCAGCACAGAATAGCCCGATTGAAGGCTTTTCAGCGATTCGACAAAGAGAGTATCTATTCCCAAGAGGCGTAAACTCACACCTTGCCAAAACAAGAGGCCGAAGTAAATATTTTTACGATGAAAGTTTAAATTCGATTCAGGCAAATTATAAGTCCTTGAGTTCTGGATCTCCGGAAAACAAACTTATATGGTGGAGAGATAAGCATCAGCAAAGAACTCGCGTGGAAGCAGGCTCAACCGTAGACGCCACAACTTCAACAGCAGCAAACTCACAAGGATTTGAGATAATAAATGATTCTTTAAGAGGGTTTATTCTCGCAGATTCCGGATCTAGTGATGCCGCAGAGCAAATCTCCATTCCATTAAGTATTTGGCCACTAGACACAGAAGGACCAGACCGGCTAACTGCCGGCGCACCGATTTTTGCAAAATCAGCTACCAGCGGTAGGCTTATTTATGGTGGAGGATCTTCTTCAATTGGGGAGCTTTCACATTTTTCCGATTTTACTATTCATCTTGCAGACTTTTCGCCAACTGCATCTCTTTCGTTCTTCCATGTCCAGCCAGTGGCGTTCATGGGCCTTTTTAATGGCGTGACACAAAATACAGGGTCTAGTGATACACCTAGAGCACACCTTAGCCACTTTATACCAAAGTGGAAAACGGCGGAAACATCAGGAAGAAACCCTTGGTTTGATTCGTATGATGATTATGCTTCTGACGTCAGACAAATTGGAAAGGGATATAGCGTAATTCCTGAATTTAGAATTTCTGAATACATGGAGGAATATCTGAATAAGGGTATTCGCACTACAAATAATCAATATTTGTCTTTGATTGGGGCGTCGGTAACCTCTAGCGCAGACAGTTATGGCGGAGTGTTTGATCAAGATTTCTTTAAGATTTATTCACATACTGATTTCATGAAAAACTTCACTGTCATAAAAGAAGATCACCTGGATAGCACAAACATCCCAGAAGGCATGATGCGAAAGCCAGCTAAAATTAAGCTAATATGCAATGCTGTAAAGAAGTTGTTGCCTTATAATGGTTTTTATCCTGTAAACAGGACAATGCAATTGGGAATGATGTTTTCACAATCGTATGCCCCGTATCTCGTCGGAGCAAATTATGACAACTCTGCACAAGACGCAGAAGATCATGCACGACGAGTTCAGTCTTTGTTACAACCATTCTTCGCTCCCGGCATATTGTACAATACAATCAAATCCGGTGTTGCAGTGGATTGGCCAACCTTTACAGGATCTGTTAAGGTTCCCGAGATAGGATCTAGTGATTATCCTTTAATTTCTTGGGTCAGCGCATCGGCAGATGACCAAAACGCAGTGCACAATTATAGATTTCCTTTTGAGGCAATAGTGGAACCGGATAGATATATTCCTGTTTCTTCTTCTCATTCTGGCCAAGAGTATAAGATGTTCCATGTCCACCCAGGTTTGATGTCCCCATCAGCTTCTGCCGTCTTCGGTGGGCCTGTTTCTCAATCTGCCGGCGCTGGCGGTTCGTCCACTACAGCAGCAGGAAGACGAACATCTTTAGTTCATGCAGAATGGACAGGGGAATCGGATCCAAAATATAGTTTGGCAATGCACAATTTCCTAGCAGAAGTTCCTAACTTCTTCTTGAAAAACAAGAATTATGTTACGTTTGAATCGGTAGAAGAAAGTAAGTTCAAAACTATGGCATCTGGGACGACTTATTATATGGATGTGGTAATGCGCAAACCAAAACAAATGGTAATGTGGGAAGGCCCAGCAGAGTATCAGGTGCCGTTTACTGAACAAACAACTGGATATACCACTGCCATGGCATCAAACACCAATGCAGCGTCAAACCCGGTTGGCAAAAGATGGTCTGCAAGAGGGTGGGGATATGGCCCTAATTGTCAAGTTGTGAATAAAGACAATATTAGCACAATTGGGCATGCAAACAGTGCAGATTTAAAAATTACTAGCACAACAACGTATGATGGGTTTATTTACAATAGCTCAGATCCATCGTATGCTCCATACACGCCACCCTATTTTTATGGGTCTGCAATTGCCAGAATCGCTTTCTCTCCGCATAAGTTGAGAGATATGTTTGCAGGAAGTTCGGACAAATTTACTCTTGATGAAATTTTGTCACAAGCAGATGTGGAAACAACATACACAAACATAAACGAGAGAGCTTTTGCAATTGAGAAGGGTTCGTACTTTACAGATGTTCGAAAAGCAACTGGTACGGTTACTATTGCAACTGGTACACCCGGAAATCTTGAAGATAAAATCGTGACGATTGTAGCGGCAGATGGCACATCGAAAATTTTCATGTTTAAAGAATCAGGCGCAACCACCGGAGAGGGCGGTATTAATACAGAGAGGGTGTATGTTAGCACTCGTGAGAAAAGTAGTGCTACTGATATCGCAACAGAGCTTAAAACAGCAATAGAGCATGCTAATGGACACAAAGGTCGTATTACGGTAAGTCAATCCTCTGGAGTGTTAACCTTGACAATGGTAGATCCAGGCACGGCTGGAAACAACACCATGACAACAGATGCTGGTAGTGGCAACATAACTGTATCCGGGTTTAGCAATGGAACTGATGTAAAAAATCTATTAATCGATTACACATTCAAGGATCATGGCAATTTGGCTGCAAAATCTCAAATGCAACTTTCATCATCAATGACGTTGTTTGGAAGAAGGCGAAAAAAGGCAGTCACATACAACGCAGATGGCACAGTCACATCACTTGCAGACACCAGCACAACTGACTTAGACACTTGGGTTGTTCACCCAAAGTTTGAATGTCCTGTATTAAATTTCTCTGGAAACGAAGGGCCAACAACTGAAGTTGATTACTCCATTTCTAACAATTTGGCCACAAATGCAGACGGAGCATTCTTCAAACCAAAAGGCATGTGGTATGGCTATGGCGATTTCCCGACAGGAAACGAAGGAATCTTTGTGCAATTAAAAGAGAGCTATCCTACGGCTATTTTGAACGCACAGCCACGCATTGATGAATCTGGTCTACCCGGTGGACTTAGTGGGTCTTTGATTGATGTTTGTGGGTTTAAGCCCTCTAAAGAAAGAGTTGGAGAGATAGCTGATACAAAAACAATCTCTGAAGCAATTGTTGCGATCCCAATGAATGCAAATAATGAGTTCTACAAAATTGATAAAGATATGTTTGAAAAGCAATTGGAAAACATTTCTGTGTCCAATGTCGCGCTTAAGGCAGGAGATTTCCCAGACGTAAAGAATGATATTAAGGCAACTTCAATCACAAACATGATCAATAAAATGAAGAAGTATGTTATACCACCACAAATGAACTTCTTGTTGTTTGACGATATAGATCCATTTATTATGTATATATTTGAGTTTAGTCACAGATTGCAAAAACAGGATCTCGCAAATATTTGGCAAAATGTAATGCCAGACATTGCAGTGACTGCAGAAAGGTCCACTGCCACCATTGAGCACCCTCTAACTAGTAAATATGAATTCTTCGGACACTTTACGACGTCGAATATGCCTGATGACATCAAATGGATGGTCTTTAAGGTAAAGCAAAAAGCTGCAACCAATTATTTTGCTACAACTCCGGAAACCGAAGCTGAAGGCGCCTTTTCGTTTAAGCAAACAAAGTTGGGAGAAAATGTAATTTCAAAAGAAGACGAGTTGCCCTATAGCTACAATTGGCCTTATGATTACTTCTCGTTAATAGAGGTGGCGAAAATGGGTGCCGAAGTGGAAATTAGAGAAATGGTGGACCCCACGGGTATATCAACGGTTTCCGCTGATGTACCGGACGTAACAACGCTAACTTATACTCAAAATCCACCAACGGAACAGGAAATCAAAGATGAAGACCCAGATGCGCCTGGGATTGGCGATGGCTTTGGCACTGGATTTAACATGGGTTAATCTTTATGTCGCAACTTCTTTTATTATCGCCTATTTATATTAAAGAAAATGGAATTTTTTAACAGAAAAGAAGAAGTCATTGATATTCAATTGACGCAATATGGAAAACACCTGTTGTCAAAGGGCAAGTTTAAACCAACTTTCTATGCCTTTTACGATGACGATATATTGTATAATACCCATTTCGGAGGCTTTGGGGAAGAGCAGCGAGCTAGCGAAGACAGGATCAAAGAGACTCCTCGAACAAAGACACAACACAATTATTCCAATAGAGATACAGGCGTGAAATCAGTAAACAAAAGTCTTTGTGATGACGACATGCCGATGCATGAAAAGACACAAACCACTGCAGAGAAAAACTACTCTATGGGAATTCCCCTGGGTACTTCTGCCCTTGGCGAATCAAAAGCGCCGGCATGGTCCGTGGTATTTCTAAATGGAACGTTATCTGGCTCAAGCGAATATATAAAGGCAGAGCGCGAAACAACTAATTTTGAGTTTACATCAGGCACCAAAACAGATTATGAAGATAGTTCTGGAGAAAATGGTAAATTCATTGATATAACAAACACTCTTAAAGAAACATATAGATTTTATTTTGATGCTGGTAATTCGCCCTCTGCCCCAAATAAGGGGAGTCATTCCAACCCGGCCACTTTGGTTTCTGTTGATATAAGCTCAGAATCTGCAGCGACTGGAATTGCCGGCCAGTTTAGAACAGCCGTAAACTCTCAAAAAGATTTAGAAGCTACGCTAAGTACGGCAACGGTTACTGTGCAAACAAAAAATCCAGGCCCTGCTAAAAATTCAAAAGTTAATAACATTTCAGATATTTCCATGGATATTACAAAGCAAGGTAGAACTGGTTCTCGTCAGCTTCTTAAGATTCCACAGTTAGACGTTGATTCGTATATTGACGTTAAGATTGTGCATCGCGACGACACCATGGCAGGATTTCAACCAGATCCAGCTAATTTGGAAGACAAGATTATGCCATATGGTACTGAAGAGGACGCTGGCCCACTGCTTGAGGATTCGCCCATTTTTGCAGACGATACTCAAATTCTCATTGAGCCTGAAACGGTTTTGTTGGAGATTAATGAGATTAACGGCTTCTTTGAAATGGAGAATTTCGATGTAGAGATTTTCAAAATAGAAGAAGATGAGGTTGGTGTTGAACAACTGTTGCCCATGTCTTTCGTGAAAGAAAAGCCACAAGTAATAAACAACATTTTACTTGATCAAGAACAGTATTTGGAAACGTTTTCTCCAAAGATTGGGAGATGTTCTGTTGAGTATTTCATGGATATAGCAATCGATGACGAAATAGATGAAACAGTGCTGAGTAGAAGACTACTTAAGAAAAGAACTCTCCTTGAGGATCTTGATGTTGGAACTTCCGTTGAGCAACCGGCTGTCGGTTATGACGGTCCCGCACCTAAGAGACCTGGGGATGTTTATCTTGGACGTGATAGAAATGAAGAGGAGCCGTGTGAATAATGGCAGATCTTAGTATAGATTCGCAAAGTGTTTTAGGAGTATTCCTCCCAAACGTATATATTGGTACAGTGACGCTAGACCGCGCTGTCAATGCTCCTTCAAAAAAGGACAATCCTCACATATGGGATCCTGTTTTTAACCCAAACACTAAAGAGTGGGAAAAACCGTCCGGTGACGCAACACAACAAGCGATACAAGCCTCGCTCCAAGATGTTGACTCGGAACTAAATGAGTCAAGTAATACGACCACAACTTTAACTTTAATGTTGAAAGAAAAAGTGGCCCCCGATTCACAATTGACTTTTATTCTCAAGGAAGATATTTGGAAATATCTTAAGATAAAGGTTGTTCAAAGTCCGTTTCAAATTGCAACCAAACAGCTAATTTTAAAGCCAAAAACTTATTTCACCCCTGACACTGGGCTTTTTGACCAACCCCCAACGCCTGCCGATGTTGTCGGCGGCGGAGGCAGAAATCTTTTTGAATCTGTCAGCGCCATGCAGGTTGCTGAATTGGTGTCAAAGCATTGTGAAGTTATCAACATATCTGTTAAAGATATTGCGGAGGGTCTGCCTAACAAAGTCTTCACTAGCTCCATGGAGGGTAATTCCAATCTTGGCAATACTCCTGATTACGATCTAAGAGGATTTGATCAGTTTATTACAGAAACGGACACAAGTGGTAACAAAGTATATAGCATACCATTCAACGTTAAATTTGATGTCAAAAGACCGCAATTTGGCTGGGAGCAATACTTGGCAGAAGGGCAAACCGGTGGATACAGTTGGCCAACAAACAAGCCGCATCATTTGGCATACTTTGCCGTTGCATATTTGGATTTAAACGAGGTTGCTCTTAAGGAAGAGTTTGACATTTTAGAGATCCCGCAAGAGGTCAAAAGTGAGTTGTCTTTAGGCAAAGTTACGTCAGATACAATTATATCGAATGGCGCCGTTGCTAGTCATGGTACAATCTTGCTCGATCAAGCTGGACAAATCTGGTCAGGTGACGTACATAAAATGCCAGATGGTCGCTTGATGAAGGGTCATGAACATGAAATTTCTCTTACACCCACCGGCGCAATAGATTACAATAAAATGCAGTCAAAGTATCTTACTGCAAAAGTTGTGCCCTTTTCAAAAGTTCAAGACTTTAGAGAAATGCAAGACATAAGCCGGCTCGATTTTAATTTCGGCGCCGTTGATGATGATCCAGAAGTTGGCCTTCAAGCCAGCGCTCTTTTAAACAAGTTTTTGTCTCCAGCTAATTCTCAGATTACCAAAGCTCAGAAAGCAGCTTTAAACAAATCTGGAGATCAATATAAGATTTCTAATCTAAAGGGAGAGACCCCGCTTTTTTCCGATCTTCACCTTTCTTTGAATAGAAATGCAAGCGCCTCTTTTCTTTTTACTGTTAACTTTGCAGAAATGGTAAAGAAAAATTCTGCATTTCCAAACTTAGTCACATTGCTTGAAAGGGCCAACAAGGCCGAGCTAGTAAAATTGTTAAAGAAAGCTAGAATAGCCGAAATGACTATTAAAAGCAGAAGAGTTGTAGAGAATTCAATGGGGCAAAATAATCTGGGAACACCCACAACGCCGCGCCCTTACTCAGATGACGAAAAACCATTAGTGATTGCGATGAATAGTGAACTGAATTCTACAGAAAAACCAGCTATTAACGGCAAGACTTTCATTGAAAAAATGGAACCGCATTTTGGCATGCCATTCTTGCCACCAGATATTCATAATGAATATTATTATCGCGGCTCCCTTCGCGAAGAAGACATAGAGCTTAGAATTAATACAGGAAAACCAGGACATTCAAAGTGGCCAGTTTTGCGAACATTTACCGGTGTTGATTGGACAGTGGGTAAAATTCGTGAGTGGAGACAGCCGGCGGAACTCAACACTCCATCACCAGCAAAGGGTGGCAGTTTGCAATGGGACCGCCCAGAGCATGTTCCTGATGATAAAATAAAAACAGGCGTTTATCAATATCTTGTGGAAATGGAGGTCATGGATCCCACTGTAGCTTATCTGGCAGAAAAGCTAGAAGATCTTAAACAGGTGCTTTACGGCACACAGACAACGATGGGTTTCAAAGATTATTACGAGGATTCAAAAAGAGATCCCGAGTTCTTTAATCAGTATTTGAATCGCTTTACTAAAAAGTTTAACGACTATATCAAAAGTGATCCGACACACACAACCACGTCTGTTGAAAGAGATGCTCTTGGTCGCCCAATTAATTTGGTGGAAAAGACAAAACAATACGAAGGCCATTTGATAACAAAATTGTCCAAATTTGTTAGTACTTTTGCAGGATTGGCCGGCATTTCAAATGTAAACAAGACGACTTGGATCGCAATGAATCTGTGGAAATATTGCAATCCACAAAGTGGAACCATAAAAGGTATCGAAGTTGTTGTAAATCTTATGGAGACAATTGTAAACAGAATTGAAAATTCTATTGATAGTGTTCTGAATACTAACAAAAGCAAAACAAAGCTCCCCGATATCGATGTTGTGGAAGGATCCTTAAAGTCAGCCAATGTAACATTTAAAATTGAACACTACTTCAATGAAACGTTTGACGCCACACAGCCATCTCATGTTGGAATGGACTACTTGTCTTCTAACGCTGGAGAAGCCGCTGGCACTGACGCAATTTACGGGATGAATTATACGATTGATCCAATTGCTAACAAGTGGGGGCCGAGAATTTTACACCCGCAACAGTTTTATACAAGAGCCCAAAAGGAAATGCAAAAGTATTTCCCCGAAGGTATTGACAACATTGCATTGTCAGTGAACTTTTCTGGCGAAAGTGTGCCAACAAATATTCTTGAAAACATTTCATTAAGCGATGAAATGTTCTCTTATTTGACCCCTTCGTTTATTAGGCATTCATCAGCACCTCCAGGCATATATAGCAATTTGTCTGAGCCGGCCACAAATGATTCTTTTCTGAGCACTGCTGTATTGAACATTGTCTCTCACAATAAGTCTAGAGAAAGAGGCAAAGAGGCCATGTATTACATTTATGATAAGATCGAGCCAATTCCTCAAATTAGCAAAGAAGATCAGGTTCTCCGTGCAAACTTGCTTAGTTTCTTTGGCGACGAAGGATGCATCGTCAAGACCATCACAGAAGATCAATACGGTGCATATATCGGAAGTTCAGTTAATGCGCCATGGGGAGACAATAAATCTGGTTTTAAAGACATATTGAGTGATGATTCGGAACAGATAGTAAACAATGTATACAAGGGAAGTATTTTTAAAAGCAGCATTAATCCAAACGAATTTTTGTTTGCGCTAATGTTCGCAGACAACTTTGATTTGGGCAATTACATAAGACAATCGCGAATGTTTAATCTTGGATCATCACTGTCGCCACATCCACTAAAGACTGTGTTTAAGCAGTGGCAAAACTTTCAACAGCAAAGTTATGGAATTCAAACAGTGCAAAACACTGCAATTACAACATTAAAGAACCCCATTCAAACTTTACCATATCAGCTAAAATCGCGAGTTATAGAAGCCAGCAGCCCTACGGGTGAGCAAAATCCTTCTCCAACTGCCGATGGCTGGATGAAGACATGGGCCAAGTATAAAAATCTGGTTAGAATAGAAAAGCTAACCGGCTATTCAAATACAAAAGATGGCAAAGTTAATCTAAAAGCCCCGAATTGGGATCCAGTAACACCAGCAGATTTTGGTGAGGTTGATTTTATTCCTGCCAAAACTTTATGTAGATTGGTAAGCTATAGTCATCCTTTGCTTTCTGAAGCTAACGATTTGTTAGAGTTACCAATCAATGATAAGTATTTCTTGACTTCTAGATATTCTACGAAAGAAAACTTGTATACTGGCCCAAAAGACTCAGAAGGCACTACAAAGAGTTCTGCAGCTATGATACAATCAGAACAAGGAATCCCGGTTTATCCAACGGATTCTGATCTTGAGACCACGGAAACGAGCAAAGGGTATACTGGAAAAGGCAAGCCCATTCTTAGCAAACAGGTTGAAAATAAACTATTAGTTGAGGGCGAAAATATGGGCTTGGCATCTCCGGAGGCTACGTCAACCAACCACTTGGCCGAGACAAAAGAAGAGACGAAAACAGGCCCACAAAACTTACAACAAGCTGAATGTCCAGAGGGTCAGAGGTATAGTACTGAGCTAGGCATATGTGTTGAGGAAACAAAGCTCACACATGAAGATAAGGGTGGTGGACAAATGGATAAAGGATCTACTTACTAAAGATAGAGAGGAATTATTTTGGCTATTTATGAAAATGCACTTTTCGATTCAGCAGAATTGTACTCTGAATTTTCTAGCAGATACTCTCTAGTTGCGCCTTTTGACTTGGTAACCGATAATGTAAATGTCTACCCGCACTTAACAGCAGATCCTCTTCGAAGCAATGTTAGATCTTATTGGTATATATTTAACGAGCATGCTGATTGGAGTGGTGAAAATATTTCAATTGCACGTAACCGTTGGATCGATTTGAATGGCGAAAACACAGCCGGCTTCGTCGAAGATTATCTTAGGGATATGCCGAATGATGTAAACGAATCATCTACAGGCCCCGGACAGATTAAAAAGAAAAATGACTTACTTGAGGTTATGGCAAACAAGCCAAACCTTTCAAACCCACATTTTATGAATGGGCTTCTTATTCACCCCATTCGTACCGTTGGGACAAATGTGCCAAAAGGTCAAGGGTTTTATGGTGAAAATCATTTGCCACCTGACACACTAGCTCCATTTGGAATCAAGAAGAAACAAACGTTAATATTTTCAACAAATACGCCATCTGTTGTTGATATTTTAGCGCCTGAGAATCTCCCGTTTGCACAAGCTCAACAACAACAACTACTTCTGGCACACATGGTTTCCGCCTTTTTACATCCAAATGTTAAGAGCGAACCATATGAAATACAAAAGCTAAAACAAATTAATTTAGCCGGCCTAACTCCGTTTCAAGTGCAGCAAGTTGTTGACGTAATGTTTGATCAAGAAGAACTGGACAAGCTAATTAAACAGCTTTCTATGTTTTCAGAATCGGAGAACATGGGGCTTTTGTCTGCTCCAAAACTTTTCTTTGATAATAGCTATGGAGAAGGGAAGATTCCACACAATCCGCCTTCTGTACATGGCGCAACAGAAACTATTGGCGACGACAGTGATTATAAAGGATTTTTGGATTTCAAGAAAACAGCATCTTCGAACTCTAATGCCAATATTGCTCCTTATCCTTTGTTAAAAGAGGCCGCCCGCGAGATTTTTAGTAATATCGAGAATAAAAAGTATATTGATTTTGCCTTTGATATGCCGCTTCCATTGGGAGCGTTGGCCCGAAAGATAAATTCTAATTTGGCGATTAGATATGGCCATCATGGCAAAGGTGGCGGAATTGCAGACATAAAATCAGTTTATAACTTTTTTGTAAGACAATACGAAACTGGAGTTCCCAAAAACCTTAGCGTTACAGAGCATGTTTTGCCGAACATATATGCATTTGCTTCTGAGTTCGATAAGGGTTCAAAGTTTGATTATACAAACTTGATCACATTAAATGGCAAAATCAAGCAAGATGTGGCACAGGGGATGATCAAAAAGAACCAGAATAAAAATGCAACTCCGCCTGTTCGAACATTGCAGGATCTCAAAATCGAAGCAGATCAGGCAGCAGAGATCAAAGAGTCGAATTACAGTGATCGCCCCAGCAAACATAAGCCTCGATATTTCGAAGCGTTTGGGCAGATGGCGCCACATGTTACATTGGAAGAGGCCGCAGAGGCAAGAAATAGATTCTCGCACATTTGTATAATGCCAAACAACCTAGATCTTCTTGAGAAGATGAAGGAATATCGAACGGCATTCCCAATGTTCACAAACATTTCTTTTGATGCAGCAAGCCCTGGAGAATTTTGTCACGCACTTCATGCTTCCAAAAACACTTCTAATCTACTTAAGACTTTGATATTAGGAATGTTTTTTGGCAAAGTGCATGATGATCAAGCTGCACAAGCCGGCGTTACTTTTCCAGATGAATCACTCAACGGGTATGGCATAACCGCACACAGATCAGAAACTGCCATGGACGTAATGCGAATATTTGAGGGAGCCCCCGGCTCTGCTCCAAAGCTTCCGTATTTTAAGGATTTTCCAATTAGAACTGCAGTTGAGTTTGATTACCCGGAAACCATTAAAAGCAAGTTCATGTCACCCACTGAGAGTCAAGTATCAAACATTAATGCTCGCGTCCTAGACTTGCAAGTTTGGTTTGACCAAATTAAAGACTTCGGTTCATCAGGTGAAAAAGCTGGCTTGAGTAGCATTTTTGGAAATCCACAACTTACAAATCTTTTTAACTCATATTGTGCTTTCTTTGGCGACAAAAAAGAACCAGACATGTCTCCAACATCAGCATTTCTTCAAAAGCTTTCACAATTGATTTTCTTTGGAAAAGTGAAGAAGATGGCTAAGAAACACTTCCGATCTTATGAAGATATTATCAAGGGCAAAAAAGCTTATTCTGAGACTGTGTTTTACAGAATCGAAAAGAAACAGCCTGGACCCGGTGGCCAAGTTCTGCAAAACATTTGGATTCCCAATATGCCAGGACACGATGTAATCAATTATGTTGATACACAAATGAAATATAATCAGACTTATGAATATAGCATCTTTTCATATCAAATCGTTTTTGGATCCAAATATCGATATAAGTTTGGTTACACTGATGCTCAAAAGGATATGCTGCAGTTTTTAAATTCTGCCAATGAGCAAGTTGATTTGGAAAACCCATCGGATACTATAAAAATTAGCAACATTGGGCAGCCACAACACATGTATATATTCCCAAGCGCTGATCGTACCGGTGACGATTTGAAAACTCCAAGATTCCAGCAAACAATGGTTGATACAATTACAGAGCCGGCTATTTACATAACGGAGGTTCCCGTGTATCATACGTATACACACATGGTTGATAATCCTCCATTGCCGCCAAATGTGAATATTACTCCATATGTTGGAATTCACAACAAAATTAAGCTGGACTTGAATACTACAACGGGGGATTTTGATCTAGACCCAATTCCAGTTGATCCAGAGGACGGAAACGCTTTTCAAATCATTAGGTTGGGTCAGAAGAGAACTTTAGCAAACTTTCAAGGGAATTATATTGAGCCAAAACTAAGATTCAAAACAGATGATTACGATGATTTCTTTGAAATATACAGGCTCGAAAAAGATGTACCTCCTGGCGGCGAGGACATGGATCCAATAAATTATTCAGATTTTCAAGGTGCCCGAATGGCAATGCTTGATACCAGATTCACAACAAGTTTTGTGGATCAAATTGTGCCAAATGTAAAGTATTACTATATGTTTAGATCTAGGGATGTGCATGGCCACATTTCCAATCCATCTGATATTTATGAAATTGAAATGGTCAAGGATGGAGATGTTACCTTCTTAAAACAGAGGGTAGTTGACCTAGAGGACAGAAACGCTTCATCACAAAGACGCTTGGAAAAACCAATGAGAAGGTTTATGTCAATTGATCCATCAGGATTCCAAGTTGCTATTAAAAACGAAGTTCTAGATGCAATCGCTCAATCTGCATATGACGTTAACATTATTAAGAACGGAAATATCATGGGGCAGGTAGAAGAGTCGATTTTTGACGAAAACAAAAGGTTTAAAATTCGTCTCACTTCTCGTGGAACGGGAAGAAAGATTGACTTAAACTTGAGGTTTAAGACAAGATATATTGATACTGTGCGATAATAATTAAAAAAGTGTGACATTTGATGATAAAATACTAATTATTTAGTAGAAAAAGGAGAAAGCTCATGGGGTTTTTAGACAATAGTGGAGATATTATTTTAGATGCAGTGTTAACTGACACTGGAAGGTTTCGATTGGCAAAGGGCGATGGCTCTTTTAAAATTACCAAATATGCGTTCGCAGACGATGAAATCGATTATGAAAAGTTTAACAAGAATCATGCTAGTGGTTCTGCATATTATGATTTAGATGTTCTTAAAACTCCTGTGCTGGAAGCTTTTACAAACAATACTTCAACAATGAAGCACATGCTGCTTTCAATCCCAAGAACAAATCTGCTATATTTGCCAATCTTAAAGCTGCAAGAAGGTGGTAGCGGAGAATCTGCTGGCTTGACTAAGAACAGCACGTCTGGACAAGCACCTACAATGTATGCAGTGGCAGTTGACGAAGACACAAGAGATGAATTTTTTGATGCCTCCGACGTTACAGCCGCAACAGATGGGGTTTTAGACGGCGCCACTTTTGAAGATGGAAGGTTTATTCGTATTGACCAAGGGCTTGATACGAGCGAAATTTCTATGAACTTCACACTAGACCCAGATTTGCGAGAAACGCGCTATATTGTTGAAATTGATAACCGTTTAGGGTTTATTGTTGATTCCACAGGAACCCCAAGAACTCCATCCTTTATTGATGATGACAATATCGCAACTTATAATTTTTCTTTTGGCGCCGACACCCCTGCTATGATTGAAAACATTGCATCAACTACGGCCAATGGGTCATCCATCGCAGGCCCACGAGGCACGAAATTTAAGTTTGCAATCGGAGCTTCGCTTGAGCTAAACACTAGCACTTTCTTGTTTACCAAACTTGGAACAAGCGGAAACACTTGGGCTAGTTCAAAAACAAGCAGTCAAAACTTTTATTTCATTGATACAAATGTCCGTATCACAGGTGGAACAACAGGATATAGAATGGACATACCAGTAAGATTCGTGAAGAAGGCTTAAGGAGAAAAAAATGGCTACAGTATTTAAAAATTTTATGAACAACGACATTGTTTCTACTAGAACATTGTTGCATGAATCAATCCCGATCACAGGTTCTATCGTTTCAGGGACTTATTATGAATCGGCAAATCCGGATAACGAAACAAATATCAAGAACTATTCACATGGCTTGTTCCAATCTGTATATGATTATCCGCACTTAAGCTCTTCTGCTAATCATTTGTTTGATATTAGTATGGGCTACTGGGCCACCTCTTCTTTGTCTGGAACCACGGGCACTCGTGTTCAACAAAGCGATAAAATTAACATTTATAATCAAATGTCACAATTGCTTGTTGGTCATGATGTTTCTGGCAACATTCGCCCGTTTGATCGCGACGGTGACCTAACTGGCGGCGACAAGATGGGTTCTGTCTTCTTCCTTAACTTCTCGCGCCTCCTCGTTAAAGACGAAATCAAGAAAGGGTCGTTTGAAATTAAGTTTATCACTGGCTCTGCAGCCGCTGGTTCAGACCCCGCCGCCACCAGAAAAAACTATGGTGACAAGGTCATCGCCCTTAAAGACCACGCAGCGACTTCATCTTACAAAGTTAATTCACCTGCCGGTGAATATGGCTTGCTTTTCTCCTCATCGACAGATGCAGGAACTGCTGCTGGTACAAAAGGTGCTTTAGGGCACGTTTACTATCAGGCCGGCATTGCTGTCATTACGTCTTCAATTTTCAGAGATCAACATCATGTAGATGATTACCTGACGTTTGAAACAAGCGATCACAGCAAAGGTGCAACGGCTACAAATGCCTTTCCATTTGGCTGGCTACCAGGACATGTCAATGGGACAGACACGTTGCCAACTGGATCAGTTGAAGCAATGTTCGTTAGTGCATCTATTTCTGGTAGTTGCAGCGGCCTGAGAAACGCTTTGTATAATGTTGAATTTAACAACACAACAGAGTTGAATTCTACAATTTACTTCTGCCGTGCATCTCACAATGAATTTAATTATAGTTCTAATCCAACATATTTGAACAATAGCAAGATTCGCGTCAAGAATAGCACACTTGATCAGCCCGTATCATATATTACAACAATTGGATTGTATTCCGCCGACAACGAACTGCTAGCAGTTGCAAAGTTGAGCGAACCGATCAAGAAGACACCAGAAACGGAGCTTACCTTTAGAGTCAGACTGGATTACTAAAATGTTATGCCATATTATAAGTTTGCACCAAATGAAGTTCTTTACAATAGGGTAAAAACATACCCAAGGTCAGAATTTTATGTTTACGGTGCTCGTATTTATTACAACAATAAATCTGGCTCTGTCGGGGAGTTTTCATCCTCCGCAGAACACATTCCTACCGGATACACAAACCTGTATGAAATAAACGTTGACATGCCGGAACGTTCAGATCGTAAAAGTCTGATATATCCATTCATCGTTAAAGGCGGAAACTTAACCAGCTTTAGAACTGTTAGCACTTCTGAGTTTAATCAAGATTTTGCTTACGGTGATGAGCTTACGGGCAGCTACCCGATGTCTGCCAGTATCAGTAGGGATTATTTTGCTGCCAATCATGAAAGCACAGACGTTGACACTTCAGATGACACTGGCCAATACAATAGAGTTGCTGCACTTAAAAACACTTTTAACTTTTACACAGCGATGAGCAGCCATTATGCCTACTCTTCTTCGCTAGATGATTCTGATGGCGGCTGGAATAAGGGCAAGCACGAGTGTGGACTTATTAGCATTCCTTCTATTTTTTATGGCTCCTCTATTAAGAAGGGGACAATTGAATTAAACTTTTACGTAACCGGTACGTTGATCGGCCAATTAAAAGACGAGAATAGGAATGGTGAGCTAATTCAGACTTTACCAGTTGGCCATGCTCAATCTGGCAGCGTCGGCGGGGTAGCCTTGTACAATGAGGGGTTTTTGCTGTTGACGGGAAGTTGGGATATATCCAACGGGACGCACACGGAAGCGTATACTGGCGGAAGCCCTGTCGCCCCAAAATGGATTCACTTTGCAGCAGGCGCGGACGATGGATACATGAAAGACAATGGCCACACTGCTTCCAGCTTTCAGATGAGTTTTCATGGCATCAATTACATTCCATACATCACCATGTTCCCGAGAGCACCCAAAGGAAAATTGAATCATTCAAACAATCCAACCTATTTGGCAGAAGATTCAAGGTATCAACCTACGACAGGCTCCAGAGGCTATATTGAGCCTACCAAGAATTCCATCAAGAATATTGTAAGCGGTGCGTATTCTGATGTGACTGCTAGCTTTCAGAAACAAACTTATATTTCAAAGATTGGAATTTACGATGAAGACAAAAACCTCATTGCAATTGCAAAGATGGCAACTCCAGTGAAAAAAACTGAAGAAAGAGACTTGACATTTAAGCTAAAACTTGATATATAATAGATATGATCTTAGGTTTAGATATATCGACTTCAATAACTGGCGCCACAATATTAAACAAGAAAGGAGAGGTGTTGCTCAACACTTCTTTTGATCTCCGCAATAAAAAGCACTTCCCTTCTTTATATGAAAAGGCTAATCATGTAAGTGAAATGCTCGACATGTATTATATTAAGCACTTTTTCGAGCATATTTACATCGAAGAGTCTCTACAAGCCTTCCGTCCCGGCTTTTCCTCCGCAAAGACTTTAATGACGCTCGCCAAATTCAACGGAATAGTGTCCTACATATGTAAGCGCCAATTTGGTATCGAACCGCAATACATACCCGCTATTAGTGCAAGAAAGACTTGTGGAATCAAAATTCCGCGTGGTACAAAGGCTAAAGAGGTAGTTTTGCAACATGTGCTTGACAATGAGGACAATTTCTTGATAGAATATACAAAACACGGTAATCCTAAGCCTGAAACGTATGATCGGGCTGACAGTTTAATCATAGCAAGAGCGGGTCATATTCTTTGGAAAGAGAAAAATTAGCAATCCTTAAGGACATATTCGGCGGTTACTATCGCAGTAACAGCGAATATCTCTTCTATTGTCCAAAATGCAACCACCACAAAGCAAAACTGTCGATCAATGTATCTAAGGGAGTTTTCAAGTGTTGGATCTGCGATTACTCAGGAACTAACATCTTCCGACTCGTAAGAAGATATGGCAACTACAATCAAAAGAATGCATGGAAAAGATACGATAATGTAATTCAACTTGATCAATTTGAATCTGTTGTCCGATCTATGTTTGAAACAGATGAAATCGAGATAGAAGAAAGTACGAGTCTTCCAGACGAATTCATTTCATTAGTGAATGACAACTTACCGCATTCTGCTTTACCAGCTAGAAGGTATTTGAGAGATCGTGGTATTACAAAGGAACAAATTACGTATTGGAAAATAGGTTATTGTTCAGAGGGTGAATATAAAGATCGTGTCATAATTCCATCTTTCAACATGCAAGGCAGGGTCAACTTCTTCGTTGCCAGGACTTACGTTGATAACTGGCGAAAATATATGAATCCAAAGATTAGAAGAAACAACATGGTTTTCAATCATTTGTTTTTGGATTTCCAAAATGATCTCGTTATAACTGAAGGAATTTTTGATGCAGTTGTTGCTGGCCCAAACGCTGTTCCAATTCTGGGCTCAACGCTCAAAGAAGATTCAAAGTTATTTCAAGAAGTTATAAACAATGACACTCCAATTTATTTAGCTTTGGACGTTGATGCAGAGAAGAAAGCGATGAGGCTTGTTGAGAGTTTTTTGAAATACGGAGTTGAATTATATAAGATAGACATTTCTCCTTATCATGATGTGGCGGAGATGACAAAAGACGAGTTTGAGCGGAGGAAAAAAGAAGCTTCCTTTTTGACTGCAGAAAACTACTTATCATATAAAATTAACAACTTATTGTAGGAGATTGTTAAATGCCAGATATGCCACATATAGACCCAAACCCTGAAATGGAAGTCGAGGCGGAAGCCTTGGCACAAAAAGTGATTCAAGCGTATGAACAAGGATCGGATGTCCTGTTCAATTTAATAAGAAACGGTGAACTAACCCCAGAACAGCAAGCAATCGCTCATCAAAGATTGATGAAGACGGGCGGCTTCCCGCAATCAACTTATGAAACCCCTGGTTTTTTAGACTTGATCAAGTCTGGAGACATTAAGCTTCAAGATAGTAGTCGAGTAAATGCTGCCATGGCTCTTCGTATGTTGATGCCACCGGAAGCTCATGCAGTCAGACTCAGTTTGGGCAAAACAACACACGAACCAGTTGATCCTAACAAGTTTCTTGGTGGCTCCCCTGCAATGCAAAGGCATTTCCGCGAAGGCAAAAAAATAAGCAGCCTACAATTAAAACAAATCATCACAGAAGAGCTAAACAATGTTCTGAGCGAAGGGAGCAAATAACATGTCATTAACACGCAATCAAGTCAAGAAGATTCTTAGAGAAGAGCTTAAAAATGTAAGGAAGATCCAACACCCTGCATTGCGAAAAACCAAATGTATGGTATACCTCAAAGAATCAAATGGAGACATGAAAACGGTTTCATTTAATTCTGTTCTCAAGCAGCAGAAAAAGGGTGTTTATACCGAGCAGCAAGTTCAAGACATTTTGCAATCTTCTTTTGATTATGATATCAAGATGTTCGAGCAATATAGTGCTGCATATACGAAATTAAGCCAGCACATGGTATCTGAGGGATTGATTACTGAAAATCACGAAATCACAAAGAAAGGCCAACTTTTAGAAAGGCAAGAAAAAGATGTGACTTTGATCGAGAGTGACATGAAAAAGTTTGCTGACAGCCTTATTTTGGAGCAAGACGAAGACGAGATCGACGTTGATGCGATTAAAACCACAGGGCAGAAAGCCGCCGGCGCAATTGGCAAAGGTTTAAAGGCCATTGGAGGCGTTTTGAGCGCCCCCTTTAAAGCTTGGAGATGGTTCAAAAAGAAGGTTTGGGAAGCCATTAAAGGCGCCCTCGTAAAAGTCGGTCAAACAATTGCAGCTTTTGGAGACAAGTGGAGTGTCGGAGCGATTCAAAGAGTCACGGAATGGGTGGAGAAGTCTATTAACGTAGTTTCCAAAGCCTGTGGTCGTAACCCTTACACAAAAATCCTATGTGCTGTAGTAGCCTCTGTTTGTATTAGCTATCTTGTACATGCTGCTATAGCTACAGTTGTGGCCCAGTGCGGCCTTTCGATGAGCAGCATGGTCATGACCTGGGCAGGTGGCTGTGTTGCCGGCGCCCTCGGTTTGACAGAAAACAACTCGGACGAAGAACCAGTGCTGGAAGAGGCTGTGAG